CACAGTTTTAAGCTATGCCAGAATTCAAGCAAAGTGAACGAATCCCCGCTATGGTTTAGCCATGAAAACTAGAAAAAGAGAACTTGCAAAAGTCGGCATTTTCGGCTCGATAGACAATCCTATAATTGTAACAGAAAAAGACTTAGAAGAAATCGCTAAGACTTTTGCGGAGCAGAAAACAGCCCCCATACAGTTTGGACATTGGGCGGATTCTGCAAGCCCAAGACTTGGAAATGTTGTCGCCGTATCTTACGACAAAAAGACAAAAACACTAACCGGCGAAGTTGAGGAAGAAGATGTTCTTTTTGACGCAGTGGAGAAGGGATATTTTCCTGACTGCTCGATAGGAGCAAAAAAAAAGAGCTTCTGATGGCATGATGTATCTACACCACCTAGCGTATCTTGGCGAAGAACCGCCTGCAATCAAAGACCTCAAAAAAGAAATCAAGGAAACATTAAAAGTAGCTTCGGACAAAGATTTTAACGTAATTTTATTGCCTGAAGCGTCTGCAAAGGAGCTAAATCTTAGCGACCTTGTTTCTGCCAAGAGCTGCCCTAGCACAGAAAATCCAGAGATGAAAAATAAGGAGATGTCAATGACAGAACAGGAAATTAAAGCCATGCAAGAAGAAAATGCACGGCTCAAAGCAGAAAATGAAGCGAATGAAAAGCTTCTTTCTGATTATAACAAAACAAGCCTTGCCGCAGAAAAGGCAAAGCTTAAAGAAGCCGTTACAGGCAAAATTTCGCAAGCAGACACAGTTTCGCTACTTAATCTTTGCGACGCTTTTGAGAGCGGCAAGACGATTGAACTATCGGACGCAGACGGCGGCACAAAAAAAGAAAGCCCTGTTGCAGTGCTTACGGAAATCTTTTCGCGCGTAAAACTCCCAGTAGAGCCTGGCGAATTTACACTTTCAGACGCTGTCGCAACTAAAAAATTGCAGCACAAATACACACTTATGATGAAATCACTATAAGGAGAAATGCATGAACGGAGTAATTGCAACAATGACCATAACACAAGATTCGATTTTGCACGGAGGGCACCACATAATTGAATCGGTTAAAATGCAGGATAATATCACAGGCTTAAAAGCCGGCGACCTGCTTGTCTATACCGCAACAGGTTACAAAAAAGGCGTTGCCGAAGATGCTGCTTATGACGCAGTTTTACTCGAAGACCATATCGAAAAAACGACTGAAGATGTGCTCAACGTCTGCGTGCATGGTTCTGTGCGCGCAGAAAAACTATTGCTTGCTGGTGCTCCCGCACCTGAAGCTGTTCGACAAAAGCTTCGTGCAAGAGGAATCTACGCCTTTGGAAAGATAGGCAATTAGCGAATTTTATTCAGCTTTTATAGGAGATAAATAATGATTAGATACGAAGGTACAATCAACCGTTTTTTTACAAGGGACTCTGTCGCCGATGTTGTCTCTGGTTTACCCAAGATTCAAACCCCAATGATGGACTTGCTTTTTCCTCAAAGTGCGAGAAAGCAAAAAGCTTCTCCGTATCTTTCGCTTGACGAAGTTACCGGAGCAATTGGCTCTGTGCCTCTTACTGCAAGAGGCGGTTCATCAGTGTCGATTGACGGAACAGGCAAAAAGCGCACGATTATCGAACCGTGTGAACTTAAGCCAGCAACTTTTCTTTCTGCCAGAGATATAAATGATTTAATCGCACTTAACGATACAGAATCAATTTCAGCGGCACTAACTGACCGCATAGCAGAACTTCGTGATACTGTCGTAATGTCATCTGAAACAATGACACGACAGGCTTTTTCAGGGAAAATTTCTTTTCCTGTTAAGGATGACAACGGCGGAACGGCGAATTTTGAGATTGAGCTAGGCACGCCTAAAAACTTCGGCACAGACAATATAAAGACTGCAAATCTTGCAATGCTACAAACATGGCTTGAAAAGCTTTATACAAAACAATCAGCCCTTTCTGCCGGTCAAATTCGGTTTATGATGGGTTCTGCTGTTTATGCAAAAGTTTGCGACATAGTAATCTCCGCAGGTTCAGCAGCACCGGTAGTCTGGACTCCAGAAGGGCTTATCCTTTTTGGCAAGTATCAAATCTTGACAGGCGTAAGCACTTACACACTGCCAGGAACAGACAGTGCCGTTGAGATTCTCGGCGCAAATAAGGTGCGTACATTTGACCTATCAAACACAGGAAAACTCTTTTACTGTGCGCTTGACGATTTGGATGCAAAGCTTGCGCCTATGCCTTTTTATGCAAAACCGATTTACAAAACAGACCCGGACGGCGTAAAGCTTGTTGGTTCAAGTAAAATCATTCCAGCTGTTGCGGTATCAAAAATGGGCGAGCAGACAGTTACAGTATCTTAATAAGGAATTTACGAAAAATGGCAGACATTGCACAAGATAGCATTACAGACATCCCGACTCAAATCTCTGAGCAGAGCGAAAACCCTCACATAATGTTTGAGCCGTTCGGTACTGCAATCAAGGCGGATGAAATCCGCGATCGGTTGAGCGTGAGTCTGTATAAACAGCTGTCCGAATCAAGCGATGATACAACTCTACGAGCTGTTTTACGTGCACAGATTCATGCGGGTGCCATTTTTCGTTTTCTTAATGTGTCATTTGACCTTGATGATAAGGTTGTGCGCGAAATTGTGCTTTTGTACACGGTGTATGAACTGCATATTGCGCTCGGACACGAAGAAGCAGGCAGAGAATACCGAATTCTTGCAAAAAATTTGATTATTGCAGCATACGGAAAATTTCCCAATGCGACAGATTCTTCTGTGCCTTTGGTGCAGGTTGGTGTTGCTGTTGCAAAGCCAAAAAAATGCAAACGCTTCGGCTCTTATCAAAAAGCACTGGAGCGTATGTAATGGCAAATGCAATTGATACTCTGCAAAATCTCCAAAAAGATTTAAGCTCAAAAGCAAAAGTTTATACGGCAGGTGCAATGGCAGAAGGTTTTATTAGAAGCCACATAAACACTGGGCTTGGGATGAGTCCCTTGTCTGCTGCAACCACAGCCTACAGAGGTCAAGGCAAACCTCTCGAAGACACTGGTAATTTGCGAGACTCGATTACCTATCAGGTTATCAATGCGAGCACTGCAACTGTAGGCACAACGAGGAAAGATGCCGCTTTGCACAACAAAGGCGGAACAATTACTGCAAAAAAGAATTGGCTTTTCATTCCGGCAGCAGGCACAAGAAAGCTTGAGCGTACCTATGGCAAAAAGCCAGGCGATGTACTCTCTGGCTTACGCTCAAACGGAGCTTCGGTTTTTCGCATTGGGCGCACGGTTTGCTACAGTTCGCCAGATACGCAAGGAAAGTCGAAAGTCGTCTATTACCTTAAAAAGTCGGTCATAATCCCAAAGCGAGAATTTTTTTATCTATCGGATTATGAAGTAAAACTTATAATGCAGGAGATTGCGCCCAAAATATGAAAACATATGAAGTATTAAATCTTTTTGCGGCGCAACTTGAAAAAGCCGTAAACGAAAAAATCGTTATTACGCCGTCAAGTATAAACGAAAAAGGTGTCGTCATAAAGGTTTCACTTTTGAAAACTTTTCTTGCAACGCCTCCGCAAGGAGCTTGCGGCACAAGGACATCAAGAATAAGAGTTTCAGTTTGCGGCACGGCAGAAAGTCTTGAGGGACTTTCGCTTGCTGTGGATGCAGTTGAAAAACTTGACAAATATCTTCTTTCGCAGGCAGAAGGCAAAAGGCTTCTTTCTGCAGACGGAAAGATTATTCCAAATACAAGGATCGTTACTGTCGTAAGCGAAGAAGATTCATTTATCGACAGCCCTGATTCAGTTGCCGTGCAGGACGTGCAAGACGACAGAATCTGTCTTATCTCGTTCCCGTGTGAACAGGATTAGCGTCAAAGTTTGCGTTGCAAACTTTATTATTAACATCGCTTCCTCTATAGGAGAAAAAAAATGAAGAATGAAGTTTCTTACAAAACTGAGAACGGGCGCACCGTTAAAGTTTCTGAAAAAGTAGACGGCGTTCCGGTTGCTGTAAAAAAGCCGGATTTTGCAAAAATAGATACTGGAACACTGAAACTGACAGATAAAAAAAACCCTGAACTAAAGAAAAGCGAGGACTAAGCTATGAAAGCAAAAAAAGAAATAAAACGCCTTATCGGCGATGATGCGCAAATTTATACCGGAGATATAAGCCCTGAAATTATTACCGGAAACGGTGCAACAACTCTTGACGAGTTTGCCGGTGGAGTTGCCGGAGACAAAAGCGGCGCGGGCTTTTATCTTATCGAAACAAAAGCTGTAGATTCATTTTTTCCGACAGAGATGAAGGAAGGTGAAATGTATCCGGCACTTGGAACGGAAATGCTCGCTACAGGAGACGAAGTGCGTAAGCTCAATCTTCAACAGCTTGCAGATTGCGGCGGCTGGTCGCTTGACATCTCGCAAGACAAAGTTGACACAACTGTCCTTGCAGATGAATTTAAAAAAGCACGCCCGGGCAAAAAAGACGCATCTGGCACATGCAAACAGCTTTTTATACAGGGCATTACAGATGAAGATGATGGTATGATTGACCGCACGATAAAGACTTTCCGCCGCGACAAAGACGGGAACGTTACTATAAGCGAAGCTTTGAACAAGTCAATGTACATGGCGGGGTATATCAACAAAGCTCAATCTGGTGGTGAGAGAGAAAGCTACATTTTTGCGCAGATTTATATGTACGGTATGAAACTTGGTGCAGATTCTGGTTCTGCTCAGAGCTATGATTCAAACTTTAGTCTTACAGGCACAGACCCAGTATTTTACTCAATCGACCTTCCGCTTTAGTTTTTGCGGAAAACTTTATAACGAGGCTTAAAATGATTTTAACAATATCAAAAGAAAGGGAATTTATCCCAGAATTTAACAACAATAAAACATTACCTGCGTGCGACCAAATCGTAGTCAAATACAGGGCACCGACAATCACCATAAAAAGCCGCTGCCGCTCAAAGCCGCAGAGCAAGGCTATTGCCGATTCAACCGGAAAAATCCGCAACATGGAAATATCTGTTGATAGAGATGATCAACAAACATTAGTTGAGATGCTTTTGTCCGTACATGGTGCGGCATATCAAGATGACAAAGGTAATGTTGTAAGCATATCAAACGCCCGCGACCTTATCAACGCACCGATTGAGTTTGAGCCGCTCATGCGCGAAATTGTCGAGCATTTTGATAGCGAAATCGACAAGGCGGAACTTAACGAAAAAAAGTGCGAATAGCATACCGTGTCTTTAAGACCGGCGTGCATCGTGCGCAAATCTCGCCTCGCAACAGAGATAAGAAACTGTGGGTTACAGGTGTCAAGGACGAGAACGGGCTTGACATCATAATCAGGCAGATAGATGCGGAAAGTTATCTAACAGAGGAATTTTACACCTGCTGGTATGTCTATTGCATGACAGAAAATCTCGGCTCATTACCTTTTGCAGGCGGTTGGGCAGAACAGCCTTGTTGGATTTCAGAGGCTTTGTCAATCCTTAAAGTTGAGGAAAGCCACATGGAGCAAGAAAAATATAAGGAAGATGAGGAGCTTTAAGTTTTTGGCGGTCAAGGATTAAGACCGCCAAACTTTTAAAAGACTAACATATGAACGCAAAATCGCTCGAATTACAGATTACAGTTGCAGCCTCTAACGCTATTAAAGTTGTATCGACTTTAAGCGATGATTTTAAAAAACTAGCAAAGTCTGCCGCTGAATTCGCAGGCGACTCTGACGATGTAAAAAAAACGATAGATTCCCTTTCTGCCAGTGCAGAACGCACAGCAAAAAGCTTAAAGCTTTTTGGAGCGAATTCCAGCGAGCTTAAAAACGAGCAGGCGAATCTTAAAAGTGGAATTTTAGACCTTGTAAACAAAGGCTTAAAACCGGAGTCTGAAGAAATTCAGTCTTTAGTTGCTCAGTACAAAAAACTAGGCGCAGAATCAGACAAACTTGAAGCCCAAGAAAACGGACTTTTAGGTGTCTTTGAAAAGTTAAAAAACGAGATAGGAAACATTGCAGTAGTAGCGGCAGCAGTCAAATGGGATAAAATGATGATTGGGCTAGGCTCAACTATGCTTGAGATTGCAGACAACTTTAAAACTGTGCGCGAAGAATTCGGCACGCTTTTAGGTGATATGGAAGCTGGAGCCGCCCTTTTTGATGATGTTATAAAGCCTTTTAACGACTTAACCCCGTTTGACCTTGATACAACGGCACAAGCTACAAAAATCTTCCTTGCGGCAAAAGTCCCCATATCTGACCTTACAACAATGCTTACGCGCATGGGCAACCTTGCACAGGGCAACAGTCAAAAAATGATTTCATACGCAAACGCTTTCAGCAAGGCAAGTGCGAAAGGCAAAGCGGACATGGAAGTGCTTAATGTGTATCTTGATCAAGGCGTTCCTATTTTAGACGAGCTTGCAAAAGGTTTTAACACAACGTCAGAAGAAATAGTAAAAATGGCAAGCAGGGGCGAGATTTCTTTTAAAGAATTTCAGCTCGCTCTTGAGCGGTTGACTGCCGCAGGCGGTGCTTATTTTGGTGGAATGGAACTTGCAAGTAGATCATATTCTGCAATGTGGGAAGGTTTCCGCGAAGCGTTAAACTCTCTCGCTTCATCTATCGGCTCGATGTTTTTACCTGCCGCTATAAAAGTCTTAGAATGGCTTACTAATCTAGCAACGGCAATAGATAATTCCCCGCTTGTAAAAGGTGTTTTACTCGGCGCACTTGCGGCAATCACAACATTGATAAACAGCTATGCCGCAATTGCTCTCGTTAAATTTATCGCAAAAACATGGGCAGCATTTGCCGCTCAAATGGGCTTTAATGCAGCATTAAGTGTAACAAATATAGCTATAGCCGCCGCAACTATTGCGGTAGGGCTTTTGGTGGCGGGATTTGTAGCTTACGCTGCTCATCAACAAAAAGCGGCACAGACTACAAATAGCCAAGCACTCGCACTAAAAGAAGCAGACCAAGCCGCCAAAAACTATCTTGCAACAATAAAAGAACTCAACAACGAGCAGCTTTCGGAAAACTTGAGCCGTATGTGGAGCGAAGACACGATTAATTATCTGCAAGCGGCAGTTGATAAAGCAGAATCAAGGCTCGATGAATTAAAAAAAGCCGGACAAACAGATTCATACGAATATAAAAACATAAGCGACTCGCTCGCTCACAATAAAGCTCGACTTGAGCAATCAAAAGCAGCTCGCGCTGAAGCGCAAAAAATTCTTACAAAGCGCGCACAAGACGAAGCTGCTCAAAAATCGGACGATCTTTTACAATGGAGAAATGAGCAGTGGAACAAAACCCTTGAAGGACAGATTGAAGAAGCAAAAGCTGAACTTGCAAAAGCAAAAAGTCTTCGTACTGCTAAACATTCCGAATATGATGAAACTGGAACCTTTAAATCGACCGATGGCTATAACAGAACCAAAACGGAAATAATCATACGAGACGCACAAAAAAGACTCGATGACTTAATAAAACAGAGAGATTCTGATATGAATAAGCCGGAAAAGAAACTTCCGGAATTTACAACAGAATGGACTAAGAAATTTCGCACTGAACTTGAGCAAATACATGAAGAAGAAGCAGAATCCTTGAAGAAACTTGCGGACAACGCAACAGAATCTTTCGGCGAAGCGTGGAAAGAAAACCAAAACGCTGTAGAATCATACGCAAGGGAAGAAGCAGCCTTGAAGAAGTATTATGCTGACAAAGTTGCAGACTACGAGAAAAAGCTTGCAGAAGAAGAAAAGCAGCGCATACTTAACCGCCACGAACTACAGATGAAAACGCTACAAGACGAATACCGGTTTATCGCAGAACAAGCTAGAGAGCGCATTGATTCAGGCAATTTTTCGACAGAAGATGTCGGGAATTTTGCAAAAGGCACATTTTTGCAAGGTATGGCAGGCACGGAAGCTTTTGCAATGATGTCTGGCGGAAACCCGATAACGACAATTATTGATGCTGTATCAAAAGTCGTTTTTGGCATAGAAAACATCCAAAAGCTTTTAAATCCGTTCTCGACAATTTTAGAAGGATTACTATCTTATTCGGAACTTTTGATAAATGACGCTTTAGAGCCGATAGTTGATATTTTGCTCGACTTAGGCGAAACTATCGGACAGATTTTGCAGCCTGTGGTAGGCATAATTGCAACAGCCTTGAGAGTTCTCGCTGGTGTAATAAAAATTGTAACTGTGCCTCTAAATCTTTTGGGCAATGCGTTAGAATGGCTTTATAACAAGGTTATAAGACCAGTCGGAAATGCCATAATCAATGTGTTTAACGCAATAATTTCGGCGTTAAATAAAATCCCTTTTGTAAATATTAAAAAACTAAAACTCCTTCCGCTTGCAGGCGAAGCCGCCGCAGAAGCAGCTGAAGCTACAAAAAAAGCCGCCGCAGCCGCAAGGGCAAAAATTGAAGCGATGTACAAAGCCCAGATTGACGACATAAATGACGAGCTACGCTATCAGCTTCAATCAATACAAAAGCAGTATGAGCTAGGGCTTATAAGCCGCCAGCAGTATATTGACCAAAAGAACGCATACAAGGCTGCCGCCGACACAAAAATCTTAGAAATAAACGAAAAAATGGCAATTGCCCTTGAGCATATCGAAGAAAATACATATGCCGCACTTGACGAAAGACAGCAGTATGCGGTTGCAAGCCAAAGAAACGATACAAGAGACGAAACAAAAACAAAAAGCTACGCCGAAAAATGGGGTTCTGTCGTTCCTGTGCTCGGCTCAATTGCAGGAGCAGTGGTAGATGTCGGCGTGGGAGTCTTCAACGGCATAAAAACTGCCGCAACGGGCTTTGCTTCGGGCATAAAAAAGTTTTTCGGCTTTGCAGTCGGCACGGACAACATTCCATACGATATGCCAGCAATCGTGCACAAGGGCGAGGGCGTAATCCCCAAAACTTTTAACGAAGCAATCAAAGACGGAACATACGCACTCGTCGGAAGAAAAATCAAAGAAAGCCGGAATAATAACACAGACGGACAGGGTAGAACGTCAGTTAATGTAACGGTCAACGTTGAAGGATCTGTCATAAAGCAAAAAGACCTTGTAGCAGAAATTTATTCAGGGCTTGCGTCAATGATTCAAAGTGGCGAAGTTGCTCCTCTTCCGGCATAATGACCGCATGATAAAACAAGCAAGGTAAAAGGACACAAAATATGGAAAACTTTAGAATCCTTCTTTCAAAAAAGGAAGAAACGGAACAACATATCTATAAGCTTGCAGCTTTGACTATAAATGATTCCTCGTGCAACGAAAATCTACAACATCAAGAAAACAGCGCAAATATTACGCTTAACTATGACGCAAAGCTTTTTGAGTATCTTTCCACTTCTACGGAAATTGACGCACAGATTATAGACGGAAACGATAAGCCGCTTTTTACAGGCACAATCACTGCTGATATATCATGGACTGATAACGGAGCAAATGATGAGATTGACAAATTTACGCTCACGGTCAAGGATTATTCTTCAAAATTTAACCGCAAGACAGAAACAGAACTACTGCTTGAAAATACAAACCTTAACGCTGTGGTTGCAAAAATTGCGCTCATCTGCAACGTAACTATTAAAAACATTCTTCCTGACATTCCTATTCAGGTCATTTACATTGATAAAGGCAAGAACTTGCTTTCTGCACTTGAAGCAATCCTTTATCAGTACGGATTCAGTTTTTTCTTCTCGCCGGAAGGAACGCTTGATTTTTTCGACTGGCGCACCATTCCAGAAACGGCAGAAACACTCGATGAAAATCATATCCGCACAGGACTTTCCGGAACAAAAACCACCAAAAACTACACGTGTGTTTCAGTTTCTTTCAACACGCTCTCAACAAAGCGTAACGAGCTTGTCTATTTTCAGGGGAACGGCTACGACTCAAACGATGACCCAGCTCCGTTTTACGTTCAGCCCGGCGTTTATTTTCCATATGAATCAAGCCCCGTGCTCGAAGAAACGGACGGCATTGTCTATCAGTCTTTCGCTTCAAGCTATGCAGAAGCCAAGAAAAAATACAACGGCGAATATGACTATCAGCGCAACAAGACAGCTACGCTGCTTTATAGCAAAAATCATTATGTAGAGAGAGAATGGGACGGCACAATTTCCATTGACCGCACTGCCTTTGAAAGCAAACAGGCGGCGGTGCGTCTCCAAAACACAGGCACAAAAGACGCAAAAGTCTACAAGCTCGGAATTAGGGCGGACGCAGTTTACCGAGACGCAGCCTCAACTGTAACTGTCGGCGACAAAGACGGCAATACCTTTACTACAGACTTTGAATTTGTCTATCAAATGGAAACGGCAGAAAGCATAGCAAAAGCTCTTCTTTCATATTTTGCAAAAGGAAATTTCAAGTTCAAATTTGATTCGGTACTAAACATCGAGCCGGGCACTTTCAGAAAAATCAGCACAGGGGCGACTGGCCTTTCTTGCAAAGTTTTCATTTATTCACGCTCCTTTAATGCTGAAAACTTGCAATATTCTTACGAAGCGCAAACAGTTTCAGTGCTTGAATTCAGTTCAGCTAAAAGCAAAGTTTCTTTTAGCCAGATAGGAGTCGCTGCTATTGCGGCAGTTGATAGCCTTAAACAATCTCTCAACGAAGGAAAAGGCGACTACGTGCCAGATAAAATTTCAAACGTAAAAGCAGTGGCAGAAAGAAACGGGCTTGTTATAAGCTGTGCAAAAATTCCTCAAGGTTTGCGTAATACAGTTACTAAATATATCGTTGAGATTTCTCGTGATGAAGGAGCTTCTTTTGACACTTTTACATCTCTTATAATGCCGTTTTCATATGATTTTATCCGTGTTAAAAAAGGCGAAAACTCAAACTTTGACGGCTACCCCGAAGCAGATGATTTATTAAAATACAGGATTAGGATTAAAGCCGAAAATGTCTACGGCAACCAATCGGAAGACTGGTCAGAACCGGCAGTTCCTGATACAACAGCCTATGGCACATGGCTTTTAAGCGCACCGTCTGTGTCGCCAAGCGTTTCGCACCGTTCGGTGCTTCTGCGCTTTAGCCAGCCGCCTTTGTCAAGCGGACGAGAGCGATACGGCACAATTCGCCACCGTGTAGAAATCCGCCGGATTGACATTGACGGCGCAAATGAGTTTTTTAAGCCAAACGAAACAGACGACCCAAACGAAAACGAGCTTTTCTACAAGGCACAAGGTGCAGGCGGTTTTGTCGAAGTTGCTGGCGACTACTCGCAAACACTCCCGCTAAAAGGGCAAAATGAAGAAACGCCCGCTCCAACATACACAACGTATCAGTATCGCATAACGGCAGTAAACGAAAGAGGAGCGAGTGAAAGTGTAACTGTAAACTGTGTTGCACGCCCTACAAGCGTTGTCGATGTCGTTCGCGGCTGGGAATATAACGAACAGGGCGAAAAGGTAAAAGTTGAGGGCGCGCTCGGGGCTGAAAATATCTATGCCGAAGAATTGAGTGCGATAAGCGTAAATTTGGGGCGTATCAACGCCGGAGTACTCCAAAGTGAAATCGAAGCCGGAGAAACAAAGCCAAATGTAATGCTAGACCTTACAAACGAAGAATTTCGTGTCGGGAATGCACCAACACTTGAGGAAGAAAACGACCCTGAAGCAGAATATCTGCACTGGATAAAAGGAAAAGGGCTTTTCCTTAAAATGAAAAACTTTGTACTTGATTCTTTAGGTTCTCTTGTTAAGGGCGCAATGACTGTAATTTCTACAGCTGACGAGTTCCGCCGCACAATTATCTCGAATATCGGTTTGCAGATTCAGCACCTTAAAAACGATTTTTGGCACACTGTAGCCGAAGTTATAGCAGACAACAGCGGCAATATGATTATAACAAATGCCCCAGAAAATCGAAAACCCATTATAACAATAATGCCAGATGTAACAGATCCAAAACAGCCTAACGGAGTTTATCACCTTAACGGCACAATCACAGATTCTGCCGGCGGCAACTTCGCAAATCTCGACATCACCGGAAGTTTTGAGAATATCAACCCCGTCATTGACGGCACAAAGTATTTGACCGGCACAATTACGAAAGAGTTGATACCGCCAGAACCTTTGTTCGCTCGCTCGTTAGATGACACTCGATTAATTTTACAGGAAGCATATGTTTCTGACAAGCAAGTAGAAATCAATTATGCGTTTTCTGTTTCAGTGTGTATCTTTTATATGGAATTCCCCACCCCATATACGGATCAATACCCCCTTTATTTAGTTATAGAAAGGGAACCTTTGGATGGATTCACCGCTAAGAATAGCCTTGTTTTTTTTAACACAGGGGAAAAAACAAAAGTTTGCATGGACTTAGGGGTGCTAAGTCTAAATTCTTTCTTTAAAATTGCAGCTCCAGATTATGTTTTTGGGTTTGGTGATGAGGTTGACCCTGTATCTATCAGCGTGGTATCTTATCATAAAAATCCCCCTCAAAACCAGCCGGCCCCATTTTTTAAGGAAACTATTCCTGTAATTTATCAAATCAAAACAAGAAGTTTTACAAAAGGGGCGACACTCCAAGAAGTCATAACAGAAGAAGAATATAACAGTGCCTTGTCTGCACCTATAGAAGGGGAACTGTCTCAAGACAGCAGTGAAAGCGAAGTCGTTTGTAAATACATTGCGTCCGTAGATTCTAGTGGAGTGAAGTTCCATGAAATGGTTAAGTATAAGGAAAGCGGGAAAACAATTGAAGAACGGAATTTGAGCGTAACTTCTCCGGCTTTTGTTTCTGCTTCATCATCGAGCTCTGTAGGTTTGTTCCCTCTAATAGAAAAACTCTTGGTTGCTGCGGGTAAGGTTTTGTTTTCTCTACGAATAGCCACAACAATGCGCGAGATAAATTTTGATATTGGAATTTCTCCCACCCGTTATATGGGCTGGCTCAAAGGTTCATCTTCAGCCTTTGGTTTGCCGCTTTTTGCAACGCCGCACGCACCAAAAGGCGATGATTTTTTCCACTTTGTTGTACTTGTTTTTTATTTTGAGCTTAATCAAGTTGATTATGCAATCTATGATATGAGCGGCAATCTTAAATCGCAAGATACATTGACGATTAACCTTGATACCGCACAAGGCACAAGTCTTGAGTTTTCCGGCTCAATGCAAGAGCTTTTTATTGACTTTGGCGACCAGCTTGACGATGATTTTATTCGGCAGCTCATCGCTGATAAGCACCAGATAGGGCGCACAGAAGACGGCTACGATTCAAGCAAGCAGTGGTTTATTGTCAACGCCAAAGACCCTTCTGCGGTTAGCTCAAATGCCTTCTATGTCAAGAGCGAACCTGCCATCCCTATTGGGTTTGTTTATGTGCAGTTCCCGGGAGAGATGTCGCCGCAAGAGCTTTTCGGCTGTGGTACATGGCAAGATATAACATCACTGTTTGCCGGTGCATTTTTCCGCGCAGAAGGTGGCAACGCTTCAGCTTTTGGGGCAGGCTTACAAAACATGATGATACAAAGCCATAATCACGGCATAAGTTTCCACTCTTCGCCTGTTACGTGGCTTTCAGGGGCGAGTTTGAGGCACGGCGGTATGTCACAAAGTTATTTCATCACCGGCGGCGGCGCGGGTGCTATTTCGGCTACTATAACAGCGGCAGGCGGAGCAGAAACACGCCCTGTAAACTACACGATAAAAATCTGGAAAAGGACAGCATAGATAACTTTATTGAATAAAATGATTGCAAAACAATCTAAATAATATATATTAACATCAAGCAGTGCTTGAGAAGAAATCTTGATTAAAGGAGTATGTTGTGGGGTAATGTAAGAGCAGTGGCAGGGCTTACGCTAAGCAAATACATACACGGAATTCTTTTCCCCGCAAAATAATCTTTAAAGAGTTTTTAAAAGGCTGCCCCGGATTTGGCGGTCTTTTTTGTGTTGTGCCTTTGTTTATGTCTTGGTGTTAATAATCAGCTTTGAGCCGTTGTGCGCTTGTAATGCGCTTTTGTGCAATTCCAAAATAGTGCATATCTTTTTCTATTCCGATAAAGCTACGCCCTGTATTCACGCAGGCAACTCCGGCCGAGCCGCTCCCCATTGTGTTATCCATAACGGTTTCTCTTTCGTTTGTGTATGTCTTTATTAGATACTCAAGTAGCTCAACTGGTTTTTGTGTAGGGTGCAACCCTGTGTTTTTACCTCGCGGAAACATCAGTATGTCATTAGGGTACCGCCTGTCAGAATATTCTTTTACCCCCCCCCCGCTATTTCCTTAAAACCATATATAGAGGAACACACCGGTAGGCGGGATCTGTAGGGGGTCCCCTTTGTAAATTGAGGATTATATAAAGGTAGTTTTTTGTAGAAAACAAGGATGTTTTCATGCTTTTTTAACGGCATTTTCTTAGCGTTCAAAAAACCTGTAGCGTTACTTTTAATCCATATCCATTCATAGCGAAACTGCTTCCGATTCGACTGAATCAAATCGCTTGTAAAAGGCATTTGCGAAAACAGCACTATTGCCGCATTCTCTTTTGTAACCCTGTTGTACTGTCCCCAGAGCGGTTCAAAAGGGATGAGTGAATCCCATTTGCAGCATGTAGTTCCATACGGCAAATCACACAACACCATATCAACGCTTCCAGAAGGAATATCCTTCATAAGCTCAAGACAATCTCCATACAAAAGTTTGATTTTTTCCATGCACGCATAATGCACGCAACGTCCTTTTGTTTCTTGAAAACAGGCACGGCAAAAACATTAAAAAACAGGCTAAAACACACAAAAACACGAAATTTTATCAATCTTAATGTATTTTTTTCTCATTTTTCGTGATAGGTTACAATTGTCTTTATGGTCGGTCATTTAGGAATATCATTCTATCCATTCAAAATCGTGTATGTAAATTGGTTGCAACAACTAACTTGTTTGTCTGTATCTATATTTTATTGTTGGTTACTGCTGAAGTATAAGTGTATATATTCATGTATGATTACGCATAATGTATTAAATGGTTTTGTAGTGCTTATAACGCTACTTTTTGTATTAATCGGAAAGTAAAAAAACGCCTAACACCTGCTTCAGCCTGACTCGGCTTTCGTCATGGAAACTTGCTTGTTGTTTCGCTCGGCAATTTCCATATTCGTAATATCATTTTATTGCGTTGATCTTTTGAAGCATTTAGAATACATTTGAAGCAAGGAGACCAATGATGGCTAAAACTATTACCGTGAGAATTGATGATGAAATATACGATATTTTCAAGAAAGCGGCAGATGGTCAAAAAAGAACAATCTCTAATTATCTTGAATATGCAACGCTAAATTATACGCTTAATGAAACTGTCGTTGATGATATCGAGATGAGAGAGATATTATCTTTTAGCAAGGATATAGAAAAAGGCTTAAATGATATTTCCGCTGGAAGGTACAAAGTAATTGATTAGTTACAAGATTGCAGAAACTGAAACCTTCGAAAAGAAAATCAAAACCTTAAAGTATAAGAATCTATATAGCAAAATTACTGATTATGTATATCCGATATTACGAACAAATCCTTATTTTGGACCAAATATAAAAAAGTTAAAAGGTGAGTATAAAGATGTATATCGGTTCCGTATTGGTGATTACCGCCTATTTTATAAGATATCTGAAGAAACAGTAATAGTTTTTATTGTAAATATTGAATCCAGAAAAGACGCATATCAGTAATTTGGCGTAGCATCCAACACCTGCTTCAGCCTGACTCGGCTTTCGTCATGGAAATAGCAGTTGTCGCTGGGCTAGGCAAGTTTCGCGTCAGTTTTGCCGTTGAAAAAAAACACAAATGG